CGAGCCGGGCGACAGCGCCACCGCTTCGATCAACCGGCCCAGCGGCGGCGCGATCTCGTCCGACAGCGCCGGGTCCGCGTCAGGCTCGCGGAACGCCTCGACCGAGAATTGCGGCACGCGATTGCCAAAATCGGCGAGGTCGAGATCCTCGATCACCAGATACGCCACGCCGCGATACGCAGGCGCGGCGCCTGCGCCCTCCACCGCCTCGATCAGCGGATCGGGCGCCTGATCCTCGCCACCGCGATGCAGCCGCACTTCGGCGCGGCTGGCGTCGAACGGCTTGCCGTCCGCCCACATCCGCCCGATGCGCGTCACCGGCCCTTCGCACAGCGCCAGCGCAAGGCTGATCGCATAGCTGAAGCTGCGGGTGCGTGGCGCCGCGCCCTTGCCGCCGCCGCCGCTCACCGTGCTGCGCTCCTGAAACCGGCTCGCCCAGATCACCTGTCCCGACAGGCGCATCCGGCCATAGACGCGCGGGATCGCGGCGCCCTCGCGCGACCCCATCACCCGCACCTGCGCGACCCGCCCGCTCTCCACCACCCGCGCGCCGCCGCCGAGGATCCGCTGGTCGATCACCCCGCCCGCGACCGCGCCCAGCGCGCGGCCCAGCGCCGCCGCGCCCACCCCCGCCACGCCGCCGCCGACCGACGCGCCCAGCGCGCCGCCCGCCGCCGCAAGAACCATGGTCGCCATTACGCAATCCCCTCCGGCAGGCGGAACGCCGCCGCCATCTTCCGCCGCCACGCCGCGCCCAGCGAAGACTCCACCACGCCGTGGCCGCTGTAGGCGTGGATCAGCGTCGGCGCGCCCTGCGCATCCTCCGCCAGTATCCCCAGATGCTTGCACACCGCGCCCGCGCGCATCCTGAACAGCGCCACGTCGCCGGGGCGCGCGTCATCGGTCGCCACCGCCGCCATGTGCCGCGCGGCGCCCTCCAGCAGCCGCTCCGCGCCGCTCGCCTCCGACCAATCGGGGGTATAGGGGCCGGGGCGCTCCGGCTCCGCGCCATAAAGCGCGCGCCACACCCCGCGCAAAAGCCCCAGACAATCCGCCCCCGCCCCCCGCGCGCTCGCGCCATGCACATAGGGCGTGCCGACCCAGTCGCGCGCGACCTCGACCGCGCGCCGCGCTGCGCGCCGCGGCTCAGCCACGCAGCGACCCGCCGTCGTTGGCCGCGCCCGGCGTGGGATAGGCGGTGATCCAGTCGTCGCCCGGCATGTGCGGAAATCCCCGGAAATTGATGATGTTGGCGAATTTGGCGCGACAGGTCTCCACGCGCTTGTCGCAGCCCGCGACGATCTCGAACCCGTCGCCCGCCGCCACCGCGCCGTGCGGCTCGCTCCACAGCGACAGCAGCCGGGCCGCGCCGTCGCCATCCTCGCGCACGGTCGCGCTCTCGCCCGCGTTGGCGCCAGAGGTCCAGGTCAGCCGCCCGCGCGCGAACCAGCCCGGCGCAAAGCCCTCAAGCCCATCGACGCGCAGCGCGTCGCCCTCCGCCGCCGCCACCGTCCCCGCGCCGCGAAATGCGGGCGCGTCGCTGTCCACGCCGCAGCGCGCATCGCCCAGCGCGGCGTCGCATGACGGCAGGAACGCGCGCCCCAGCGGACGGTTCAGCGCCGAAGTCAGCCCCTCGACCTGCGCGCGAAACCGTCCGCCGCTCTGGCTGATCTCGCCCAGCGCGCCGCTGAACGTCAGCGCCCGCGCCTCCGGCGCGCGCCAGTCCACCAGCCAGCGCCGCACCGTCGCGCCGTCATAGAGCCCGCGCGCGATGTCGCCCGCGTCGATCGCCGCCGAGCGCAGCGCGCCCGCGATCTCCACGCTATCGACCGCCAGCCCCGCCGCCGCCTCCACCGCGCTCGCGTCCACCGCGCTCGAAGCCTCAAAGAGCACGCCGTCGAAGCTGAGCGCCGCGTCGTGATCGGTGAAGCCCAGGCCGCGCCCGTCGCGCCGGTCGATGCGCCAGCAGGCGCACAGCGTTGTGGCGCCGCTTAGAAGCCGCGCCTGAAGCGCGGGGTCCAGCGCGCGCATCAGACCCGCACCTCAACCACCGGGATCGAGGGGATCTCCCCCGCCTCGAACGCCGCCAGATTGACCTCGATGCGATCGGCGTCGAAGCGCACCGGCACATCGAACGCAAACCCCGCCGTCACCAGCGCGCCGACCTCCGGCGCGGCGTCGAAGGTCAGCACCCCGGTCGCATGATCGACCGAAAAGCCCGCGCCATCCTCAACCTCCACGCCGTCCACCGCCGCGCGCACCGTCCACGCGACCGGCTTGGCGATCGGTCGCTCATAGCGCCCCGGCCCTGAGACATAGGGTTTCACCAGTTGAAACGCCGTCCGCGCGCCATCGCCCGCGCCAAGGGCGCAATCGGTCGGTCCCGGCGTCTCCGACGGCGCACAGGACTTGTGGTCGGCCCAGTCCTTCCAGCGAAAGCCGTAGAGCCTGCCCATCCGCGCCTCGAAGAACGCCAGCACCGCGTGCACGTCATCCAGGCTGCGCAGGCCGAGACCTGCGTCATAGCGGCGCCGCCCGTGCGCCCATGGCGTATTGCGCTCCTCAAAGCCGCTCGCCAGCGTCACGATTTCGGTGCGCCGCTCCGGCCCGCCGCTGGAGCCGAACGACAGCGCGGCGGGAAAGCGCACTTCATGAAAGCTCATGGCCGATGCTCCTCAAAGGTTGCGGCGCCCGCGCTCGACCGCGCGCGCCAGCGCCGCCGCGACCTGCGGGGCGGAGCGTTGAAAGCTGGCGGCGTCCTGGGTCGAGACATTCACCGTCACGCGCACGCCGCCGCCGCCGCGCACCCCCAGCCGCCCGTCGGCGCCGCGCGCCAGCGGCAGGATCGCCTCCGGCCCCGCCTCGCCCATAAGGCCCACGCCGCCACCGGTGGGAAACACCGTGGCGCCGTCCACCACGCCGCCCTTGGCGAAGGCGCGCACGCCGCCGGTCAGCGCGCTGACCGCGCCCGAGACCAGCCCGCCCACGCCCTGCCCCACCGCCGCCTGCACCGGCCCGACCGCCGCGCCCAGCGCGCCGCGCGCCACATCGCGCGCCATGCCGCGCAGCACGTCCGAGAACCGCCCGGTGCCGAACACCGCATCGTCCAGCGCCTTGCGCAGGCCGCCGCCGACCGCCGACGACAACCCGCGCGCCGCGCGGTCGGCCCCCTGCAGCTCGACCGAGACGCGCCGCATCTCACCGGCGAACCGCGCGCCCGCGTCGCCCTCCTCGGGCGGCGCGAAAAACTCCTGCTCCGCTTCCATCATTCGGCGTCCTTCCTGCGCATGGCCACGCGCCCGGCGCCGCCGTCGGGAAACTTCGCCATCAGCTGGCCAAGCTGCGCGCGGCCCACCGGCGCCGCCACGCCCGCGCCCTCCAGCGCCGCCGCGAACTCGCGCGGCGACATCGCCCAGAACGTGTCGGGCGCCAGCCGCAGCCGCCCGATGCCCAGGCGCATCAGGCCGTTCCAGTCCACCTTGCGGCTCATCCCCGCCCCCCGGTGAAGGCGACGCCGAGCAGCTGCATCGCCGCCCGCGCCGCGCCGGTGGCGCCGCCTTCAAAGGCCAGCGCCGCCACTTCGTCGCGGGTCACGTCGTGGCCCGCGCCGCGAAACCCCGCCGTCAGCACCGCGATCACGTCGCGCGCGCGCACCCCGTCGCGCTCCAGCCGCTCGGCGAGATCGACCAGCCCCTCGGCCTCCAGCTCCGCCTCCAGCGCCGCCAGCGCCCCCAGCGTCAGCCGCAGGGTGCGGGGGCGCCCGTCGATCACCACTTCCACTTCGCCGCGCATCGGGTTGGCCATGGTCAGAGCGCCGTGAAGCTCAGCGGCCCGGCGGATTCCAGACTGATCTCGAACACCGCCTCGCCGTCGTGATCGCCGGCATACTCCAGCGCCGCCACCTGAAACGCGCCCTCGATCCGGCCGAAATCCGGCACGGTCAGTTGGAACGCCGGGGCCGCGCCCGCGAAAAACACGCTGCGCAACGCGGCGTCCGAGGCCGCATCCTTGAACACGCCGCGCCCGCTGACGCTGGCCGAGCGTACGCCCGCCCCGGCCAGCAGCTCGCGCCAGCGCCCGGCGCTCTCCGCCGTGGTCGCATCGACCTGCGCGGCGTTCAGCGCAAAGCGCGTGGCGCGCAGGCCCGCGACGGTCACGAAATCGCCGGTCGCGTCGGCGTCCAGCTTGATCAAAAGGTCCTTGCCCCGCTGCGCGGCCATGATCTCAATCTCCTGAATGACTTAAACGTTGTCTTCGATGGCCAGGCGAAAGCGCAGGTCGATCTGGCGCAGGCCCGCGCCCTCGATCCGCCGGGTGCGACCGCCCAGAAAATTGGCGCTGACCACCCTGCCCCGGCTAAGGCCGAGCGGCCCCAGCGCCACCGCGCACACCGCGTCGGCGAGCCGCTTCAGCGCGCCAAAGCCGCCCGCGCCGCAAACCACCGAGATCTGCACCGCGTGCGCCGCGCCGCGATCGGTGGCGGTGCTCCAGGCGTCCACCTGCTCATCACCGATCACGATCCACGGCCCGTCCTGCGGATCGGCCGCCGCGTGCGGGGCCGCGTCATAGATGCGCCCGCCCGCCAGCGCGGCCACGGTGGCGTCGGCGCCCAGCGCCGCGAACAGCGCCTGTTGCAGCGGCCACGAAAATGCGTAGGTCATGCCAGCCCCCCCTCGCGCACCCAGGCGATCAGCCAGGCGTTGCGGGTGTCGGCTTCGGTGACGCCCAGGATGTCGAACACCCGCGCGCCCTCGCGGAACCGCTGGTTCGGCTTCGGCCGCGACGGCGCGCCGAACGGCGCCCAGCGCAGCATGACGCGGTGGGTGACCGCGCTGGCCTCGACGCCGCCCAGCACCTGCTCCACCGCCGCGCCGGGGCGCACCTCGGCCCAGTGCGCGCCAAGGCGCACCCAGCGCGCGGCCACGCCGCCGCCGCCGTCGGGCGCGTCGTCGCGCGCCTCCAGCGTCAGCAGCCGGGTCAGATCAGGCGCCCTCACAGCCGCACCCGCCGATACGGCTCCAGCAGCGCGGCGACACTCAGCGGCAGCGACGCCGGGCCGCGCGCCGCCTCGGCGCGCTGCTCGAAGAAATGCGCCGCAAGCTGGATCACCGCCAGCCGCAGGTCCTCCGGCGCATCGCCCCAGGCGCCGCCATAGCCCGCCACAAAATGCGCCTCGGCATGG